GTCTTGCAATAGAAGCACTGATTCATCGTTGTGTTCGTCTACGACAACCAAAGACATTACCTCTTCACCCGATACTAATTTAATTATTGCGTAAAATTCCTCTCTCATCAGTTTTTAATTGGTATGTTTACTATATCATAATCGAAATTTTCTTCGTTATAAATTTTTATTCTTTCAATTAGGTGATTTAATGTGTAGTTCCTCCGTGATTTGTAGCTAATATCATCGGCAATATCATATAAAGTTGCTCTAGTTTTTTGATTACCTTTTCTTAAAACTCTTCCAATTGACTGTAGATTCCGAATCCGAGACTTGGAAGGAGAAGCAAAAATAACATTGTGTAAGTTTTTAATGTTAATGCCTGTGGAGAAAGTTCCATAAGATGCTACGATAATTGCGTTGTTCTCTCTTTCAGTTATTTCCCTAACCTTTTCTCTATCTTCAGTATCCACCCCACCATGAATAAAAAAGACATTACGACTTTCAATAATATTACTATTATTTATTAATTCATATAATGGTTCTCCATGCCCTTCAACTCTGGCATAAAGAATCAATGTGTTTCCTTTAAGGTCAAGTGCTAAGTTTTTAATAAAGTTATTTCTACGATTGTGTCCGATAATGTATTGAACTTCTTCTTCAAAGTTTTCAAATTTATTTGGTGGGTGTTTTAATAGAAGCACGTTGATATCTAGTTTAGCTAAATACCCTTTCTTCATTAACTCGTCAGTTTTTATGATTTTATAGGAAGGCCCAAACAATCCCTCAAGAACCCATTTATGTGTTTGAGTTCCATCAAGAGTTCCCGTAAATCCGTAACGATACTTAGCGTCTGAAAGTTTAGTCATTATAGATATTAGTGATTTTGACTTAAACTGGTGAGCCTCATCCCCAACCACAACAGAGAATCTCTCAAAATACTTTCTGGGGAGTTTGTAGATTGATTGCCAAGTAGTAATAATGACTTGAGAGTCTGTCTCTCTTTCTTTACCTGCGTATATCTTGTGGCAAAATGAACCAACGTCCCATCCATAATCCGCAAAGTCTTTATACATTTGCTCTACTAGCGAAGTCGTCGGAACAACTATCAGAGTATTTTTTCCAGTCTCAACAAAATATCTCACAATCGAATATATCATCAGAGACTTTCCTGAAGCAGTTGGGGATATCAACAACTTTCTATTATGCCTTAGAGCGTCGTATACACCATCTATCTGATAATCTCTAGGTTTGTGCTTAGATATAGCGGTCATATAATCTTTAACACCTTCCTTTGATATCCCTTCATTTACTTCAAAGGGAGTACCGTAATGTTTATTATCTACAAATTCGTAAGTATATTCATGGTCTTTACAGAACTGAATTATTCTATCTAACAATCCAACATATATTTCTTTTTTCTGAATATTGAATAAACGTATCTTCCCATCCCAAAACTTCTTTTTGTATGCTGGAGAGAATGTAGCACCAGGAACTTCAAACGTAAACTGGTCTGCTAACTCATAGTAAATATATACTTCTGCTTCTACATGAAGATATACTTCATTCTTTTTTGATATGACCAAATGTGACATAACATAAATCTTCATCTTCAAATATTTAGTATGTCTAAATAAATTCAGTTTAGCCTAAAATAATGACAAGTCTGATTGACCCTAAAAAATATACCAAGACACTTGACCTATTAAGGTCATTTTTTTTGTCTAAAAACTTTTTAGAAGTCCATACACAGAATCGTTTAAGTATTCTTGCTGCGTGTGAAGACCCAGAAACAGTAGCAACATATAACTACGGTGGTAATATTTGGCCACTACCACAGACAGGACAAATGTGGTTGGAATATGAACTTCTTAAGAATCCAGATGCTGCAGGATTCTTCTGCTTATCTACTTCATACAGAGCAGAACCTAATCCTGTACCAGGTAGACACGAAACAATCTTCCCTATGTTTGAGTTTGAAATGCACGGAGGTGTAGAAGAACTTGAAAAGATGGAGATTGAATTGTGCGAACACCTTGGTATACCATTAGATGAATCAAGCATTAAAACCTATGGTGAATGGCAAGACAAGTATAAAGTCAAAGAACTTGACCACGGCCATGAAGCAGCAATTGGTAGAGGTATGATTACTAAGTTCCCTGAGTGGACATCACCTTTCTGGAATATGTCTAGGAATGATGATGGAACTAGTAGAAAGATTGATGTAATCTTAAATGGTATGGAGACTATTGGTTCTGCTGAACGTAGCACCGATAAGCAACAGATGCGTGATACATTCTACACTATCTCTGATGGTGGATACGCACAGATTCTTTACGATAAGTTTGGTAAGGAAAGAGTAGAAGCAGAACTTGAAGAGTTTCTTAACTTTGATTTCTTCCCTCGTTCTGGAGGTGGGATAGGAGTCACACGTATCATGCAAGCAATCCCTGATTAGGGATTCTTTGTGAGGTGACGAAATTGGTAAACGTGTCAGTCTGTTTAACTGATGTTCCTGGCGGGACTTGAAGGTTCGACTCCTTCCCTCACAGTTTTAAAAAATTATTTAGTTAAATCCAGCTTGGAACTTATGCCACTCTATACTATTTTTAATCTGGAACGTTCTATTTGATATACATTTAATTATTTCTTCTAAGAATTTTAGAGTGGCATCATAATATCTTATCTTCAAATCAATCTGGGTTAGTTTATCATCTGCCTCCAGATGCCTTTGTATTGCGTCCTTTTCTCTAACCTTATACGGAAATGGATCTTCAGCATAGACCTCTGCTGGTGCCTTTCCAGTATAGTAATTATACCTTTCCAATCTTACTCTATTATATGTGTCTCTTGCCTTTTCACGCAGCAAAGTAATAGTATTATAAACAGTATAATACTTGGAATGTAATTGAGGAATTTTTAGTGATTCATCATGTAGGTTATCAGGGTCAATGACAGAATCTTTCTGCCACATCTCCTGAATTTTATCAAGATTCATAAAGGAGTACGTCCGTCAGCTGCAACTATATTATACACAGTATACTTGAAAGTGACCTCTGCTGTAAAGTAGTTAATATCAGTATCAGTGGCCTCAAACTCTAGAGATGTTAATGAAGTTGGAAATAAATCAAAGAATTTTACAATAGCAACATCTCTATAATTACTATTCAAAATATGTAAGGAACCATCACTAAATGCTTCTTTAGATTCTCTTTGATTATCAGAATCTGTTGTTAAATCTTTAAACTCTTTTGGTGTTTCTGGATATCCTAATCCAGTCAACCAGTTATGAATTGCCATATAATTTTCAAGTTCTTCATCAACTAAAAATCTTAAAGCAAAATCACCATACTGTAACTTATCACCAGGAACATCAATATCCTTTAGATATGATGGTTGTACTGCTGTTCCTAAAACAATTTCAGGTATTCTAGCAGAATTAGAGAAAAAATTTACTTTAGGAGTTTTAGCTAAAGAAAATTTAAATCCTATAGGTGATAGAAAATTTCTATTAGATATTTGGTTTTCAAGTGGATTACGTGCCATTTCTAACCTCCATTACCTCCTCCACCATTTCCACCGTTGCCGTTACCACCATTTCCGTTCCCACTGCCACCATTACTATGCCCATTAGTAGTAGAACCATTCTTTTTACCATTTTTACCATCCTCATCAGGTTCAAGTGTAGCACCTCTACCCACATGGAATCCACGTGGTGGTAATACGCATTTATTACCATCGTAATATTTTCCAGGAGGACATCTTTTAGATGCTGCCTCCTCAATAAATCTATCAAAATCTTTCATTAGTCAATAATAAGGTTAAACCACTGCTCACTCATACCCATAATAATTTTATCAGCAGATTCTTTACTATCAGCATAACCTTCATCGATAAGGTGTTTTACTATTCTATCATGGCGGTCAAGTGTCTCTTGATGCTCTTTCGGAGTAGGTTTCATGGTAATACTACTTTTATTGTTATTTATTCAGATACAACCGTAGCATTAGCCCACCACTTTGGTTGATATGTAAATGTCTTATCTCCCAGTGTTCTGGTTACCGTAGTGTTTTTCTGAGCAGTTGCAGCTGCTTCTGTTGAGTAAACTTTTCTTTTATCATATTCATTAGTCCAGTGATTGTCACCAGCAAAATATTCTTCTCCACCAGTAGGTACAGCAGAACCTAAAATACTTCCTTTTTTAATGTGCCAAGGCATAATAGAACACAGGTCTCCAATGAGTTATTTAGACAAAAAAAGACCCCCTTAAAGGAGGTCTTTGTAAAGTAAGAATTATCTGCTTCTTACATGAGGTTGTTAACAGCAACTCTTCTGTAGTAAACGTTAGAGTTACGGATAATAGCACCAGGATTGGTTGTTGTAGCACCTTGTGAGAATGGGTTAGCAACGATACCATAACGAGTCTTAAACCCGATTTTTGGTTGGAAAGTGTTCTCTCCCACTGCACGAACCATCTGTAGAGGAACGTATGGGCAATAGAACAGACCTGCATCGTAAGGTGAAGAACCTTTGTAACCAACAACGTAGTACTGACCACCAACTGTAGTTGGATTACCATATACGTCTTGGTTCTGACCACCAGCATATGGGTCAATGTATACCTTGTACTTACCTTGAAGAGTTCCAGCAAATGTATTGCCAGTATCATCAACGTTAAGGTTAGCGTTAAGAGCAGGAGTGTAATCAAGTACACCAGCCATTGTTAGAGCAGAAGCAACATCCGCAGAGCAAAGGATCATGTTGCCCTTTCCACGACGAGTGAGTTGTGCGATAGCGTTGGCATCTCTTTCCATCTGGAAGATGAGACCCTTGAATTTCTCAACAGACCAACGACCATTACTGTCGATGTCTAAGTCGAATGTACCAGCAGTCGCAACGTTTGTCTGAGCACCAGGCTTAGCAACGTTATAGATTGTTCTGATAACTTCTCTGTTGATTTCAGCAAGTATCTCTGTAGAAAGGATGTTTGCTAACTCAGCCTCGGCGTTTAGTCCGTGGATTGCTTTCAAGTCTTGAGCAAGCTCTAGTGAGTACTCTGCCTTTAAAGCACGTGACTTAGCAGTAACGGTAACTTTCTCAATCGAGAATGCCATCTCGTTGAATTCGTTACCATCGGTACCTAATGCTTCAGCAGTACCTGTCTGCATACCACCACCGACGTTATAAACAGTCGTGTTAGTACCAGCAGAATCTAGAAGTCCAGGGTTTGCACCTTGCTGACCAGTTGTACCCAAACCAACGGTCTCAGAACCAGAACCAGCAACATAGTCGTCTGCTCCAGATACTGTAGAGAAGTTACTACCAATACCAGAGAATGCAGAGTCTGCTTCCTTGTAGAATGCTTCTGCTCCAGTTTGATTCTTGTAGCGAGAACGCATTGCAAAGATAAGTCCAGTAGGACCATTCATTGGTTGAACACCAGCTAGGTCATATGCGACCAAGTTTGGCATTGCACGACGAATCAGGCTAATAAGCACTGGATCGAAGTTTTGGATATTAGCACCTGTTGAGTTAGTTGGTGCTGCTTCTCCAAGGAACTCTTGCTCCTCTTTTAAAGTCTTTTCTTGGTTCTCCAAGAGAACGGCAGTAACCATACGACGATGATTATCTTTGATGCTATCCATACCATCATGGTCTAGGATAGGAGCCCACTTCTCTTGCAGTTGTTCAGCATTGAACATTTGCATTTGATTTCCTCTATTGAAAATTAAGTTTGAATTTATGATTTAAATAATCACTTTTTAGAAACTCTAGTCAAAGTCTCAAGGTAACTTTCCATTAAGCCAGAAGGTGCTGCTTTAGGTGCCTCAGTTCCCTCAGAGATTGTCTCTGTTTTTGAGTTGCTTGGAGCACTAGTTTTTGATGGGAAATAAGATTCCTTCAATTGAACTAGTTTCTCACGATAGTCTTCTTCACTTCCAAACTCAACATTTTCCGCAAGAGTAGTAAGTTTTTCTTTCTGTGAAAGTGCAAGACCTTCACATACGTCTGCAAAAATTACGTCTGCAGAAGACTCAGCTAATCTCTTATTAAGAGCAACATTTTTATTAATTTGCTCGTTGAGTTTATTTTCCATTTCATCTAGTTTTTCCACCATATTGGTGAGAACATCATATTTTTCTTCAGGGATTGTTACATAATGATCTTCAAAAAGACCCTTCATACCTTTAAGGAATGAGTCGGTCAATTCTGTCTTAAGTCCATGCTCGATTGCAAGTGTATTCTCTTCGATCCACTCGTCAGCAACATATTCGAGATAAGCATCAGTTCTTTCAGTAATTTCTTCCTTAATAGTAGAAACTTCTTCAACTAATGATTGCTCATACTCTTTCTTAAGTTCTTCTTTGATTTCTGAAACCTTGGACTTGATTGCGGTTTCAAAAATTGTTCTTGCCCTGTTTTGGAACTCTTCAGAAAGTTCTTCGCCAGCAATAAGAGCATTAATGTCTTCATCAACATTAACTTCTAATGCATCTTCAGCAACAACTTCCTCTTCAGAAGTTTCTTCTTCAGAAACTACTTCTTCTTCAGTAGTAGGCTCTTCGGCAACGATTTCCTCTTCGGTAGTTTCCTCTTCAGATACAACCTGATCTTCAGGTTTCTCTGCCTCTTCTTTCTTAACAGCACCAGACATTGTAGGCATTGGATCTGCCTTACCTGCTTTACTATTAATTACGTCCCTAACTTGTTTGAGGGTCTTACCAGGAGTTGCTAGTTTAGCTGAATTGTCATCAACCTTATAGTTTTCTGGTGTAGGGCCACCTAAGTCTTCTACCGCAGCTTGGCCAGGAGTTGCACTACCAGGAGTGTTCTCTTGAGGGCCTTTATGCATTGGTTCAGCAGCAGCAGCATTTTTGTTTACTACGTTTTCCATTTCTTGTAATTCGTTACCAACGGGCATTTGTTTAGATATTTTTAAATAAATCTATATTTATTTATAGAACTTAAAGATTTGATAAGAAATCGTTAAACAGATTTATCTTATGCTCTTCAAGTGCTTTTTGATCAACTAATGTGTTAATTCTCTTTTTGGTTTCTTCAACAAACTGTTCACGAAGGTTCCCACCTTCCCAAACCCATTCTTTACCTTCCATGATGCCATTAACAAAAGCATCAGGAGCACTAGGATCAGCAACAATATCAGCAGCAGTTGCTAACTGAAAATCTTCACCAACAACTTTAATACCATCACGATCTTCTTTTAATGTTCCTATTCCACGTGAAGAAACTCCAAGTGTAACACCTTCGGCAATAAGAGATTTTGCAATCTTACCCATAGGTGTTTCAAGAAGTTGTGCCTTACCAATAAAGTTATTACCTTCTTGTCTTAGTGAAGTAATCTTATGAGAAACTCTATCAAGATTTACAGTTGGGCCATCTGGATGTCCAAGTTCTCCAAGAGCACGTCCCTTTGCAACAAAAGACTCATTATATCTACCAACTTCTTTTGCAAGAGTATCTACAGGGTACATTCTTCCATTACGATTTTTGAGGTTTCCTTGTAAGAAAACTCCCTCAATATATAATTTCTTTTTAGCACCTTTTCCTTCGGTGATAAACTTGACGCTTGAAATTTCTTCTGTAATGAGTTTCATTTTCTTAGTTTGTAAATCCTACTTTAGTACCCAAGCAATCAGTGCCTCCAGCAACGTAAACTACATGGGTAGGTTCTTTTTCTAAAAATTCGGTAGAGTCTGCCAAAAGAGTGAAGGTGCCAACAGTAGATCCACCTCTAGTCTCAGTAACAGTAATCACACGATCAGTAGTGCTTGGATTAGCAAGACGAACAACAGTTGCCTCACTAAAACTGGATGCTGCAGCTACTAAAGGTACAGTTGCCTCACTTCCTTTAAGTAATATGTTCATTATTCCTCCTCTTCTGGTTCTGGTTCTGGTTGGTTAGTATTAAACATAGAAAGAGCTATAGATGGTTTCTGAGCATCTATCTTTTCTGCTGCTTTTGCAAACAACATATCCTTCATCTTATCACTGACATCAGATGCAGAAGCATCATTGGCTATCAAATTAACAATTTCTTCCATTGAAAAATAAATATAATCCTATTCTTTATTTATATCTCCGCTTTCTTAGTGTCTTTTCCTAACTGGCCATTAGTTATAGCACCATCAGCTTCTAATGGCATATCCATCATTCCCATATCACCTTCATCAGGTAATGGTTCACCAGTTATAGGATCAATTGCTGCTGGATCTGGAATAATACCATCTTCAATTTCCTTCTCAATCTGCTCATCCATTTCAATCATTTCACTGTCTGTTTGACGTAAAACATTTCGACGAACCCACTCATTAGAATAATATTTTCCAATATATGGTTCAATCGTAGCAAGGGAGGTTAATCTTCCTTCCAATAAT